TTCCTGTTGCTACCCATACGAATTTACCGTAACACTCTCCAAAAGTTCTTGCAAAGAACCCTGTGGCTATAGCCAACTCTCCACCTTTGGAACAGTTTTTGTATCTCACTATGTCACCTATTTTCATGCTATCCTCCTTTGTTACTTATAATATAACCATTCCTAATATTATTGTCGAGGACATTTTTTGTCCACCATTTATAATCCTTCCACGCATGGAGAACAATATCTTCGGAAAGCCATGTTTTATCTCTTGTATCGTCTATGGGTGCAATCGCCCAATACCATTCGTTTCTCGGCTCGCTCCACTTACTTGCTATGATGATAAGGGTTCGATCACCTATCATTATTAAGTCTCCTATTCGCATATTACCTCCACTCTGTTGTGATACGTACACCACACACGACCATCAGGTTGTGTAAAAGTAAGTTTCCACTCTCCAATGTATGTTATGACTCCAATATCGCCATAGTCTTTATGTCTCACTAATGATCCTATTCGCATACTATCTCCAAGCAGTCTTCAGGCATAACTGTAAATTCTTGCCCTTCAATAGGTGAATGTAGCCACCTTATTCGTCTTGCATTTCGCAACTGTGTTATGTCAGTAACGACACCTATCGCTTTTTTATATTCTGGAAAGCAGAAATACCAACTTGCTTTCACCTTAACTAAATTACCTACGCACATAAGACCTCCAAGTCAAAGTATTCTAATATCGCCTCTGAGCCATCATTCCAAAGAATATGATACCTTTCTCCACAAGACATAACCCTTATAATGATACCAATTCTGTTGTCCATATCCGTGTATAATCTTGGCTCAAGCCTCACTAATGAACCTATTCGCATATTATCTCTAGATCCCTTTCATCTTCTAAAGTATGTTGTAATGGGCAGTTGTCTCCAATCCATTGCACATACCAATGTGTCCAACCCTCATCAGGGAGAGCATTTCCTGTCACTACGCCAAGATGGTTGTAGTTGAGCCACTTTGATTTCACTAATGATCCTATTCGCATAATACCTCCATGCTCTCGAAAAAGTAATGGTGTCTTCTGTTCGTTCTCAGGTTTAGACCTTCAAACATGCCTCCAACCACCTTGATAAGAACAACCACATCACCTATTTGTGGATAAGCGTGATTGTTCTTTGTCACCTTATATAATGTGCCTATTTTCATATTTTCTCCTAAATTTATTTGACAGATATAGTATAACAGGTTATGTTAGAATGTAAAGGTCAGAAATTGTCCGTTTTGATTTTGGTTAACCATGCAGAAGGGAAACCACTTGTGTTTCCTGTTGTAATGTTTTTTACCATTGCATAGCCAGTTCTATCAATGCTCATTACAATGAAGATTCTATTGCTTTGTAAAACTAAGTCACCTGTTTTCATTATTCACCTCTGTTTGAATGTTACTAATAATATAGCACAGATGGAGATAATGTAAAGGACAAAAAATGTCCGTTTGGAACTCTCACATGTGTTCCTTATAAATCAAGAGAGAGAATTCAAAGATGAACCACAGATAAATAGCGTCATGTATGGGGCTTTAGCCCAAAGACATCTGTAAGCACCTGTTGGAACATCAGTTCTTATCTCAGTGACAACCCCAACCCCAAGATTGTGGCTTTTATGGGTAACTAAAGATCCTATCGAAATGTCAAGTATTTTCATATTTCCTCCATCGAAATGTCAAGTAAATTATTTTGAGAAAAATGATAGAATTCTTCTCATTTTTAGCATTTCTTATAAAGATAATATAACACAGTGTGTTTGTTTTGTCAAGAGAAAAAACGAAAAAAAGTAAAGTTTTTGCATATACTTGAATTGTTCTTCACAAACTCATCGATCTCTTCATATGTGTATTCCAATATCAGTTCGCTTTGATAGCTCTCAAAGTACTCAATCGTTTGAAGATAACCATCAAGCTTTTCCATATCTTCTTTTGTCCAGAAGTCATGCATTGGAAGACCACACTTCATATCTAAATACAAAGACCAATAAGTCATAACTTGATCGTCTAACCAAAGAAAGTAAAGTATCTTTTGCTTTTTAGACCAGTCAGGGTTTATCAGGCTATTGGCCTTTTTTTCGTTTTTGGTTCCCACATTCCTTCCTCCTGTTTTTTCTTTTTCTTTGCTGGTCTTGCTCGCGCTGGTGCATGGTCTCGCGTAGAATTTCAGAAGAAGAAGAGGAGGGGGGTAGGGGGGTAGTAGGTGTAAAAACAATTTGGATTTTGTCTTCCTTTATCAATCTCTCTAATGTCTTGCATCCTAAGATTGATACAATGCCATCAATGTAGTGGACTTCATAGTTGGCTCTCCAGTTGATGATGTCCACGGCAACATCTAATGTCCCCATTTCAATAACTTTCGTGATAACTCCTAGCTTGTTATTATCGCTAATCAGAGTTCCTATTTTTAGCTTTTTCATTCACCAAATGCTCCCTAATTGTTTTTCTAGATAAGTCATACGCACGGTGAACCACAACGATATTCTCAGCAGTAATCGGTAAACCCGTCACAGGATCTACGTGCATAGAGATAGCATGTACAATGCCAATGACCCTACCGGCGTTATCAAATACAGCAGAGCCAGATGCTCCAAACCAAGCGTAAGATTGCATCAACACTCTTTTATAGTCAGACTGGCTGACAAAACCTGTTACCAAGAACCCATCTAAGTTCTCCGGGTATCCATAGTAATGCAGTTTCTTAGCTAAGATGTCGTGGTCTCTGTTGACTAGGTAACTAGCAGACTTGGTCTCAGTAAACTCGCCATACGGTAATAGAATCGCAAGGTCAGTATACGGGTTGTCATAAACAACAGACGCCGATACCATATTCCCATTGGTCTCTCGTACTAAAACATCATGAGCATTATCAATAACGTGACTGGCTGTTAGAATGAACAGGTGATTCCCTATGTGAAATAGATTCCCAGAACCATGTCCCCTAGCTATTCCATTTTCAAAAGCAAAAATCTTCAATGAACTGGCGACTGCTTTTGTTATTCCAATGTTATACTCACTGGATACTTGAGTTACCTCAAGTTCACTACTCACTTCATCAGAATAATAAAACATCTGACATGAAAACACTACCCACAATACCCATAACATAACTCCGCCCTCTATTAGTAACTAGAAGGCACTTGTTTGAAACAACGATGATTCTTTTTTACAAGACCTTCTATTTACTTCAGATGTCGATACACAGTCTAAAACGCAAACTTACAAACGGTTTTATTAACTGCCATGCCCATATTGATAGGGCAGGAACGATACAATATACTGACAGAGGGCTAACTAAAAGGCACCTGCAAGAGAAGTGGCAACTGGTAAATGATGTCAAGAGACAACTGTCTGAATATAATTATTACACTGGCATTTTAGAAGCATGTTTAAACCAGAAGCAGTTCAACACCAACAAGATAATCTCTTTTATAGATCTCGATAGCACCATTCACCAGAAAGCACTTTACGGAGCCCTACGTGCCAAAGAAGAGCTGTTAAGAGACGGAGTGGAGTTGTTCATAGGGAACCAAACTGTTGGCGGCTTTACAAGGGAAAATCTTGCTCTATTTGAGAACAACGTGGAGAGTCTTGACTTTCTCGGTGGGCTTCCCAAATCCGATGAAGATCCCGATAGACATTTGGATATCTTGTTTTCCGTCGCTAAGAGTACCGGCAAGAAAGTGCACGTACATGTCGATCAACTCAATGTGGTTGAAGAAAGGGAAACTGAGTGGTTAGCTCGGAAGACAATAGACTATGGATTGCAAGGTCGAGTGGTAGCGGTTCATTCTATATCGCTGGCTTGTCACCCTAAGATGTATAGAGATTATGTATACAACCTCTCCAAGGATGCCGGACTACAGTTTGTTTGCTGTCCGTCTGCTTGGATAGACCACCAGCGTACAGAAACACTAAGCCCCACTCACAACTCTATGACGCCTATTGACGAAATGTTGGACTGGGGTTTGACTGTTGGGATAGGCACCGATAACATTGAAGACATTTATAAGCCTTATTGCAACGGCGACATGATGTTTGAGCTTCGTATGGCTCTCGAGTGTTATAAAATATACAACGAGAATACCTTGGAAGACTTAGCTTACAACAACGGTCTCAAGATTTTACGATGACCTTCCGTAGTCATCCTCTACTCGAATCACATCATCTATCTCTGGTGTTGAGACTTCGATCAGCTTTACGTAACACTCATCAGGTGCGCTGAACCTGTGTATCTGGCCGGGTTGTATTCTTAACGAATCTCCACAAGAAAGAATGTGAGTCTTACCGTCAAGATGAACAACAGCTGTTCCCTCTATGACATATATCGTCTCGTCTTTCTGTTCGTGGTATTGCAGGGATAGACGACTACCGGCATTTATATGTAATATCTTTCCAAGATATTTGTCATTAACTGCCCATCGGATTTCGTGTCCCCATGGTTTTTGTATTTTCATTTTATCTCCATTTATGTTAAATTTTTTATCATTCGTCTGTAGCACTCTCTTTCATCTACATCAAAACCTTTGCTTTTTAACCAATAAATGCCCTTTCTCCAATGTTCGTAATATTCTATTATCGGTGGCTTTTCTGGTTCTTCGATACCCTCTGTTAACATTAGGTAGTGAGTGTGTGCTTCTCCAATTAATGGCACCATCTCCAAAATGGTATCCCAGTTTGATCTTCGACTCTTGACTAGCAAGTCTCCATAATTCCCATCATTATCATAGTAGTCTTCGGCTGGGAAAAAGTATGAGGAGTCCTCTTTGAGATGCACCTCGCAGTATAATTCGTTGTCGATCAAGTTAATCAACTTGCTGATCATTTTTCTCAGATATCTCGATTTGCAGTCTTTTGACAAGATCATCATAGCCACCGATAAATTTGTTATCTGAGTTTTCTACTTCGATAACAAGAGGGACGGTCCTCCAATCATAAGTAGTAAACAATGAAAGTAACTCATCTTCAGTATCATCCATAGAGAAGTATGTAAAGTTCAAACCTCTACTCTGTAGCAGTGCTATAGCCCTGTTGCAATAGTTGCACTTTTTCTTTCCATATACAATGTACATAATTACCCCTTTAATAATTGTTTGCTGTTATTTCTTATCTTCTCTAGCAATTGTTCCGGTGATCCAACCACAATCATCTCATCGAACCCAGTTTTGTTATTAAGAGTTATCGAACTAAATGTCACATGTTCATTTAGACCAATGTGAATCTTTCCCTCTTTCAACATGATATTGTGCTCTCTGGATTCCCTAACTGTTGTTATA